TGTGTCCATATCAGAAGGGTCAAAGTGTGCCTTCCATTGAATACTAAGTACTGATTCATCATTCTCAACGAATCCCAACTCAAAATTACCATCGCTAATTACGTTCTTCAATATGCCTACAAAGTAAGTAGCAGCTTTGCCAGATACTTCAGCTACAATTGCGATATTTGTTAAGTAGTCACCTGCTGCAATCTCTAGGCTTCTTGTAATTTGGTCATGGGTTTTGGCTGGTGTGCTTGGGTAGTCAGCCATATCAGAGCCAGTCAAAGCTTTATTGAATAGAGCACCACTTAATTCAACCATATTAACAGTTAACATAGCCTCAACCTTAGTTATGCGCCTACCGCCTTTTACAGCACCCTTTGCACCATCAACAGGCATTTCTCTATATTCTGTATTGATAGCGAAAGTACTACCTCCTCTGGTCGCACCAAGGACTGCCTCGCCAGCCTCACCATAATTCATTATTAACTTGCCAGAATCTAAGACAATTTTGTCGTAGGTTGTGCTAGTTATACCATGTTGTCTTGCCATAATTTTCTCCTTCTATTTATTAGTTTTCCTAATTAGTTTGCCACACTCATTACTCCAATCGTAAGAGTTGTTACATCTGAATAGGTAATTTGAGCGTAACCATCTGAATCATTAAATCTGTTATTACTGAAAAACCCTACCATTTCTTCACTGCCTGCTGGGATGGTAACTTCAATATCATGGGTTGCACCCTGATTACAATCAGTTTGTGATACAATAGTCATAACAATCGGGCTGCCTGAACCATTCTTAGCATACAAGAGAATTCTTCCCGTATTTGTGAAAAAATTACCATCCGCATTTGCTGCGTCAAAAGCTGGTGTCAGCGAAGCGTCCATTGTTACATTTTGTACTGTTAATTCTGATGCTGCCATAATTTACTCCTTATTTCTATTTATTTGGTTTACTAATTATATAATCCTTACCACTGCTACCCATATTTTCGAGCCTGTTGCTGAATAAGATATATTCACTTTTCCTGATACATCGTTAAACCGCCCAGTCGAAAAAAAACCTAACATAGTCAATGTGTCAATTAGGCCATTTGCAGTGATATTATGAGTAGCTCCTTGACTACATTCAACTTGGGAGGCTATGGTAAAATTCATTGAGCTTGCTCCAGTATTGTCGAGAAGTATTAGTGTCTTCCCATCATTAACAAAAGTATCACCTAGTGCATCTGCTAATACATAAACTGGTGTCAATGAATTATTCATATCAATTTCTTGTACCGTTAGTTCTGCCATAATTATTCCTTTTGTTAACTAGTTAAATTATCTATCCAACCCTTTCGACAGGCGCGTGCTGAGAATCTTGCGATAAAATGCTGTGCCCTTGGGTCTTTATCTTCATTGTCTCTATTTGCTTGATAACTATTAGTTCTACTAATTCTTATTTTTGTGTAATAATCATGAACCATATTTGTTTTATCTAATAATTCTTCTAATCTCCTAATTGCTAACCTTGAATCTTTTGCTGACTCATTAAAATCGAAAACTGCTATTTGAACATCAAAAACATCTATAACAGAGTCATCAGGACTTCCAGAACCATCTAGTGTAAACACTATGTAAGGAAAGTCAACATTTTCTGGAGCAGAAGAACTGAATATAGAAGGAACCTCTAACTCTCCACTTCCGTAAGTAGAGACAAACCTAGTCAATTCTAAATCATTAGTCAATTTGGTATATAGTGAACTTTCCCACATTAGAACCACGCCTCCTGTAAGATTTTCATAACTGCTAAAGCGTTGGCCTCGAACGTTCTGAATACCCAAGGATTAGCCTTAACATGACCTGTACCTTTCGGACCACTTCCAGGCCCTTTTTTAGCAAATCTTTTATCAGTTCCGAACTCAATTAAATGTGCATGATATGCAGGATATCCAAAACCTACATAAGAACTATACCTAGCATGTTTACTACCAACACCTTTTGTAAGGTCTGACTTAGCTCCAAAGATTGAAGCAGTCTCTTTCTTTAATTGCTTTTTCAGGTACTTAGTAGCTTTTATACGATTTTTCCTTTCGTATTTATACATTTCTTTTTCGACTTTATCGAAATATGATTTGAATTTAACTGACATTTTAAATCCTAATTATCTATTAAATTGTAGTATATTCTTCTCATTGTTTGGGATTTCTAGTTTCCCACCTTCATAAGATTGTTCTGCTTCCTCAGGTAGCGATGCTTTGAGCTTATCTAACAATTCCTGGTCAGTCTCATTTTCTGCTATAATTCTTGTACCCCACCAATACCCTACCCATTTCATAGTATATCCTCTAATTATCTATTAGTACCAATTCAAAAGTAGTGTTTAATCCACCACCTGCAATACTGCTAATTGCACTTACTCTTATATCTGTTTTCTCAGGGATTGCTCCAGGAACTGGGAAAGGCATAACCATATATGAAGTCCCATCAGTTGCTAATCCGAAAGTTCTTTTAAGTTGAAAAACCCCACCAAATTGTCTCATAAATAGCTTTCCTGATATTGAGTAAGTTCTGACAGTACCAACTATACTATTTGTACCTTGCTGCAAGTAGCCAGTTTTTCCCGAAGGGATTGTGTAAAGAGCCATAAGTGTTTGGTTATTACCTACTTGTATTTGAGCATAACTCACAGCCTTTAAAGAATCCGTTGCATGGATAATACCTGCATTGTTCACTGTACCCATATTCTTCATTCTGAACACTCTCCACAATGGAGTACTAAGTATTGAAACTGCTGTACCTGTTAAAGTAATTGTCTGAACTGTTAGAATACCATCAACATCCAAGCCTTGAACCTCAATATCTTGCGTTTCTGCTACTGTAGAATAAATATGGGTAATTGGTGCTGTACTGTCAGCTGGATAAGGGTAAGTTCCTCCACCATCCCAAATATCTTCATATACAGCATTACCTATGTCTTCATTCTGACCAAACTTAGACATACTTGTTGTACCAACTACGTCACCTTTTGCAATCGACAAACCACTTTCAACATTTGCTACTTTAAGGTTTCCAGAATCTGTAGCTAGTATGTCTGCTACATCGCCATTGTCCTGAACTGCTTGTAATCTTGCAATAGTATTCTGAGACTTAAAAATTATTAAATTTGATAACCCTATTTCATCTGCTGTATGGAATTCTATAATTAGTCCGTTTAAAGCTAAAGGTGGCATTTCTACTAAGTAGCTATTTCTTTTAGTACTATCGCTACTTAAATCTTTTGTATATCTTACTTCTTCACCAGAACCTAATGCCTTTATTTTAATATTACTAAATGACTTTGTTAGATCATCGCACCCAAACCCAATGCTTGATGTTTGGTGAGTTCTATGAAACCAAATTTTAATAGATTTAGGATTATTTGAAGTAGCATTTACACTAACTGTTTTTAAACTATTAAAAAAATCACAGCATATCCCAGAAAAATCTCCCATATCACAATTTGTTGTATCCAAATCACATGGATAAATCGAGTCATTTCTTGTGGGTGGTTTCAATACACTCATTACCGACTCCTCTCATTACAAGTAACCATTTTTAAAATATCCCTTTCTTGAATATTTTCGATTGTTAAAATTTCAAAAATCCTCTCACCAAATACCAACCTATCAGTATCACTACATATAACATCTCCTCTAATCTTAACAATATGTGTGACTTCGGTACTTAGTGAATTATAATAATTTCTTTGTTTTGCTGTTATAGGGTCAACGCTAGCCCAAGTTACGCCTCTAGAAATCCAACCTTCCAGCCTTCCACCCTCACCATCATTTGTGTTAGCTTTATACTGAAAATCAACCTGATGTCTAAGGACACTACTTAGTGCTTGGTTTTGTTGAATTCTATCGAATTTATATATTCTCTTATAACCTTTACTCATTATAAATATATCCTTCCTATATCTAGCAAATTATAAAACTGCTCTGGAACTTCGTTTGTTTCTGCTGACCGATTTTCAAATCTCCAATCACAGTACAGCATAATGGCATCCTTAACGTTCTCAGGGGTCGTGCTTGCGGTTTCACCATACCCAGCAGTATAAGTAACCTTAAATGCACTAATGCCCCTTAAAAGCACTGTGGGAAAGGCACAGCCATAAGCCATCATTATCCTAGCAGGTTCACTATCTATATCAATTAAGTAATTGTCTTCCGTACCTACTGGGGAAGAAGTGTTATATACAATTACCTCTAGGTTGTTAACATCATAATATTTGATTTCAGTAACTTCAGAAATCGGACTTCTCGGTAAACAGAAAGGCGTTAGTGGAAAGCTATCAAAGCTCAGTTCTATCGTTTGTGCTATGTAGGCTCTTCGCTGGTAAATTTCTGCCAAAGTTCTTGCAGATTTAATCCACTTAGCAATTTGGCTATCCTGATCACTTCCACTAATTCTTGAATGTATTTTAACTTCTTCAACAGAAACAGGTTCTATAGCTGGTTCGGTTTTTATTTTTATAGAAAATCTATTGTCATAATTAAAGTTATCCATTCGTAGCCTTTTGTCTATTTAGTTATTCTTCTTCTTCATTAGCATCTTCATCATCACTCTCTAGCAATTCCACTAATTCATCTTTTTTTGCTTTTTTCTCGAATTCAATCCCTCTTACTTCGAGTTCTGCGATTAGTTCTTTTTTTGTCCACTCTTCATAAGGCGGGATTTCATCATTAGCATCAATGTTATCTGGATTCTTTTCACACTTCTCTTGATGCTTGTCAATTTGTCCGTGTGGGATTTCTTCTTTGCAATATATACAAGAAATTTTATCACCTTTTTTTACAACTTCAGCGAAGTTATTCTTAATCATAAGTAGTGCTTGTGATTTTGGAATATCGTGAATTTCACTAGGTAGCAGAATTTTCCTATTATGCCTTATCATTATTCTAATTTTTACTTTCACTAGTTACCTCCTATACTGCTGAGATTCTAGCACCAATGTCAATAGGCACATATAAAATGTCCCATTTAACAGACCCAGTGTTAGAAGCTGCACAAGTTAAATCAATAGTTCCAGCAGGCACAATTAGTGGATTTGCCTGAGCTACTAAGTAGGCATGAGAAGCCCCTACCATAGCTGCGCCAACTGCACCAGTGATACCGTAATTAGTACCTACTGCATCAGCACTGATATCTAGTGCTATTGCTATGTCAGCAGCAGCGCCTACGTCAGGGTCAAATTCCAATTTTGTATCATTTGCCTGTGTCTGGATTATTGTTGTTACCTCTCCTGCTAATTGCAGAATCATAACCCTACCGCCTGTCACTGTGAACAAGCTACCAGTAGTAGTCTGGGGAAGGGTAGCAGCTGCTCTACTTACCAATTCTCCCATCACGGCTTTTCTGATTCCATCGACATCATTTAAGACACCCATCTTTATCTCCATTTTAAATTTTTAATTATAGACACTACTACCTAGACTATTGCAGTGTTCTGCACTTCTTGTTCATACTTAGCTTCTGTCATAATTGCAACTACTCCAACAACAACAGGGTCATTAGTATCTTCAACCTGCTTAAGTCTTACATATTCATAACCTGAATCTGCTAATTCGGATGCGTTCACATAAATAGCATATATTTGTGAGCTTCCAGCAGCCATCGCAAAACCTGTCACAGTTGCCTTAGTGATTACACTAGGTGTGTCTCCACTAGTTATTGATTGGTAAGTGAATGGGATTGCTTCTGAACTTGAGGCTGATACATCATCACAAGCCTCAATTGTTATGACACCATCTTTCGTAGCTCCAGTAGCTACTCCGCAATAAATCAAAAATGTAATCATTTTGTGTTCTTTCATGGAGATAATGTCAGAGTACTTTGTACCTGCAAAGCCATCAGCTACGGGGTCGATACCTTTTACAAATTTCATTATTTCTTTCATTAGGATTATTCCTTATTTTAATTTTTGTTAATTATGCTTTTTGCTACTTAAGCTCTTGCTGCTAAATCAATAAATGGTGCTTGGGTATTTGTACTATTCTTAGGCGTTAGAACAGTTGACCATAGAGGTGCACCATTCACACGATAAGTAAATCTAAATACTTGTTCATCATACAAGAATCTTACATGAATAGAATTAGCTTTCTTAATCCCACCTTTTTCGATAAGCCTGTACTGACTTAAATCAGCAAGGATTATATCACCTTTATCTCCAACAGTCTGGTTATGCTCAGTAGGAACTATTGGTCTTCCGAATAAAGTATCATAAGGCAATCCAGCTACTCCAGAAGCAGGCATATAAACTGGCAATCCAGCTACTCCGATTACTTGTGCCATAGTTTGCAATTCAGGCTCAGCATCTTGATTGATATACCAGATAGAACTTCCTCTACTTCTCGACCATAACCTTGAACGCATCTTGATAATATTTTCATACACAATTGAATCTGCAGCTTGACCAACTTCTTTAGGAATTGTAATCATGCAACTAGAGTTATTGATACCTAGTGGCATCCCTGCACCAGTTCCATCAAAAATTGATTCATCAAGTTGAAATGCTAACTCATCAGAAACAAGTTCACTAGCTATTGATTCTAATGCAGTTGCATCTTCTAGAACTTCCTCAGTAGCATAATAGATAGCCATCAATTTTTCTAATTCTAATCTTCTCTTTGCCAACTTAGGACTTGAGGCTGTGACAGTTCCAGCTTCTGCTGTCCAATATGCACGCACACCCCCGTGTCTAGACCCGTCTGCTCTACTTGATTCTTGTAATTCATTCCAAGTCAAGCTATTAGAATTTACACCAATGTTTATTTTCTGACACGCATTCGCTAATAAGGACTTTTCAAAAACCTTTCTTTGCAATCCGTCTAAGTGGTTTTCTTGTACTAAGTAGCCACCATCACTAGGGATATCTTTACCCATCCCAGATGCTGCTCTAGTTAGTCTTTCATCTTTAATGCCATTTGGTGAGTCTGCCATTCTGACAGCCATCAGCATTTCTCCGAGGCTTCTAAATCCTTTCTCACTGCCTGGATCATCATCGCTATCCGAATCCTCATTAGTACCTTTGTCAGCAGCTTCTTCACGTTCTAGCTTGTTAGCTCTTTCTGCAAGTTGAATTTCTGCAGTAAAATTATCTTTCTCAATTTCAAGAGTCTGACTCCTAGTTAGCTCTTCCTCTGTCATCTTCGAGTCATCTCTTTTTTGGGCAGTTTGATAAATAGTTCTTAGCTCTTCTACTACTTTCGTTCTGTCCCTTTTTAATTTGTTCACGTCCTTCATTACGCTTTCTCCTATTTAGTTTTTATGCTTCAAGATTTAATAATTTAATATTCAATTCTAATTCTGCATTTCTTTTTTCTTTTTCGCTAACTAAAGTTTCGTCTAATTCTTTTTTATAATCTGCATAATCATCCCTTGCACTTCGAGTTTTTGCTGAAGTTGCCTTATAAGCTGGGAAAGGTGTCAGGCTAATTTCTCTGAGGTCAACCTCTATCAAAGTCCTGATTATGTTTTTAGGGTCACTTTCATCCCATTCCTGTTTCCTAATTAGAAAACCAAAAGACATCTGATTAACATCACCTCTGCTAACTAGGACATGAGCATCACGACCAGCCTGTGTATCTGGCAACATCATTTCAAATCTCAATCCTTTCTCATCTTCCTCTAATTGCAAAGTCCCAGATTTAGTAGAACCGAGAACTTTGTCAGAATTATGATTCCATAATGACTTTACGTTATTCTTACTTAGTCACTTTGCAAACGCACCAGCCCTTATTTTTTCTTTGAATCCCCACATAGGCACGGACAGGCTCTCAAATCTTGCGGCATATCCAACAATTTTCAGAGCTTCATCTTCACCCTTCTCAGCCCTAGTATCTTCCATACTAAATACTGCTTGTACTAACTTCATTTGTTACTCCTTATCATCATTGTCATTATCATTATCATCTTCACTAATTACTTGGTTATCATTAAGTTTATCAACTTCACTTATGTTAAGTGGTACATAGTACTTATCACCATCTTTCACTGGATTCATATTTTCTTTCTCTCTTATCTCATTAGCAGAAATGGAACCCATTGCAAAAAGTTTTCCATAAGCAAGAACTCTGTCTGCTAGCTTTCCTCTAAGTAGTGCGTTTAGGTTATACTCAGGAAAATATCCTGGAGCAATATCACTAAATAGTTTATCCTTAAATTCCTGTTCATCTTGAACCAAATGAGGAGTTAGTGAGAATGTTACAAAGCCATTTTTTTGCTCTTCAACACCAGTGCCGAATGAAGTTTGTTTTTCTAGTTCGTGTAGCATATAAAGTGGGATATTATAAATCCTAGCAATTTCTGATACGCTAAATCTTTGAGTTTCTAAAAATTGTGCATCTTCTGGAGGAAGTCCAACACGCTTAAATTCCATGCCATTTTCTAACAGCATAAGTCTATGAGATTTACCAAGCCCGACATATTTTTTCATTTTGTCTTCAAGTGATTGTTCAGCACCCTCTTTCATGCGCCCTTGATAAGTAACTATTGCCGCTGGGTTAGTTCCTTGGCCAAATGTTTTTGCGCCAAATTCTTTAACTGCCATCGCCATTCCGATAGTTTCTCTTTGAACTTTCACAGGTGACATCCATTCTAGTACGTAGTGGTTTCACTCTCCAAGGTGGGATAGGCCATAAGGCTATCGGATAGCCGTTTTTATCCCATTCAATTTCACTTATCCCAGCACCCCACAAGCACTTATGAGTCATCATTAAGTGTCTCCACTTAAAGGAAGTCTGAAAGGGATTTGGTTTATCATGCAGCAATTTGTATAAGTAGTGTTCTCTTGCTAACTCTTTTCCTTTTGGTTGAATTTGCTTATATACTTGTAATGGCAAACTTGCTGAAGTATCAGCTAAAATCTTGACACAAGCGTAAATAGTACTTAGTGTAAGTGCAGTTGCTGGGGAAACATGAGCACCTGAAGAGGTTTCACTAGGTAGCTCTTCAGACTTCCCGGACATCCAGTCACTAATTACATCTGACATAGTCATAGACCTGTAAGACTTAATAGCATTACTAATTAGATTATCAAGAATCATTACGTTTTACCTTTTTTTTGTTCTACCTTTGGGAAGCCTAAAGCAACACAATACATGCCTAATAGTACATACGAGGCTGGGATATTGACTAGGCTTACACCATACCAAATTAAGCCTCCACCACCCACTAAAAGCACAAATTTCATAATTAACAATATCATAAATAGAACTTTCATAGCCTTCCTTTTTCTTATAATATGCTAATTATAAAACCAAAAGTAAACATAAATAAAATATTTCGGTCATTACGCCATCGAAACGCCACTAGAACGCCATTTAAAGGGTATTACAGGGCATAAGAAAAGCCCCTAATGGCAAAGGGGCTTAAATTGTTAAAAGCCTTTAAACGGCTTATATGGGCTTTATTTGATCATATAGTCCCAACTTTTCTTAAATAGCAAGTAAAAAATTACATCTTTTATATTCGCATATAGTTCTTCCTGTAACTATAGCACCTGCTATTTCTATTGGCAAAGGTTTCAATTCTCTAATTTCTTTAAATTGACCAGCAAACCTTCCCAGCCAGTTAGTGACCATGCTAATTGGTACACCTGAATAAATTGCTATATTATTTGCTTCAGTTTCAAACATTTCTTACCCCAATCCTTTTCTTTTGCTTTAGTTTTCTTTATATAGTATTGACATTACAAGTAACGTCCTTTTTCCTTGTGTTGTGTGAAATATTTAATAATCGTTAAACAGTCGTTCCGCCTGTGAGTTTTTAATTCTCTGAATACGATCTTTTATTACTTCAATATACTTTGCTTCTTTTTCAATTAAAATATAATTCCTGCTTGTATTTTCACAAGCTTCACCTGTACTGCCTGACCCTGCACAGTTATCCAATACCAATTCGCCTTTATTCGTATATGTTCTTATAAGGTATTCAAGTAGTGCAATGGGTTTTTGAGTCGGGTGTAATTGTTTTGCATTGTGATTCCCAAACTCCAAAATCTGTCTTGGATATCCTTCAAATTGTATAACTCTCTCCAATTCATGACTTTTCCTAGT